ATTTCTGAAAGTCTATTCTTCATGTTATTGAGATCTCTCTCACGCTGCTTTCGCATTTTCTTACCGAATTTCTTGAGCTTCTTTTGGGACGCCATTATTTGGGTTTGACACACACTGAACATTTATTATTTCTTAACATTTTTTCTGGGTGTAAATGCTGATTTCAAAAATGACCTGACCGCATCATTTTTGTATTTTTTCATACCTCGTTCGAATTTCTTGATGTCGTTCAGCGTCCATATCTTATTTCTAACCTGATTACGTGCAAAATTTTTCTCTCTACGGGTCATGTACGGTGATACATCTATGTAATTAAGTCTATTGGTGATTCGGATAGGGGTAATGAGTTTAGATATGGGGTCTTCACCCTTTTTTAATTTTAAGAGTGCGTTTGCTGCATTTTTAATGTCTTTAGCAGTCATCTTATTATTTCATTACAAATTAATATTGAGTCGCTTGAGTTTTTCTTCAAACTCTCTACGTTCACCTGGCGAATCTATTCGCTTACCAGACGCGATGGATTCGATCTCCGGACCAGTTAAATGCATCGCATTGATTCGGAAATCCTTGAATGCCTCCATCGTCACGGGAACGAGAGGCTGAACGAGTTCATATATGGCATTCGCGTAATGACGAATCTCCATCTGTGCGTGTTCATCCATACGAAGGTGTAAATAATGCATGAGGTTGTGAAGGTTAATCTTCCAATAGAATTCCGTGTACGTAGACTGTGGAAGGTTACCTCTGGCTTGTTCTCGACATGCACCTCTATCGAGGAGGTCTTGGTAGAGTTCAAACGAATCGCTCAATTGATTCGTTACTTTTCCACCTAATTCTTCACCGATATCAACCGTACCTTCTGAACCTTGGTTATTCACTTTGGATTGCCCGCGTAAAACGTCTGGTTCGTAGTACTGTTTCGGTACGACGGAGTATCGGGCGGAGAGCTCGTTGATACTGGCCATGCGGTGACGCATGTGCTGTCGAGCGATGTAGATTGGCATTTTGATGTGGAATTTGAACTCGACCATCTCGAAAGGCGTGGTGTGCCAGTGTCTAAGGAGATATCGAATAAGTCCCCGGTCTCCCCTTGAGGATTTAGTCCCATCTCCATACGAGACTCTGGCGGATTGTACGATGGCCGCATCCAAGTCTTTTGAAGGCATGTGGTCAACGAGCCTAACAAATCCGTGATCCAAGACATCTTTCTGCATTTACATAAATATAGCGTTAAATCTTTAATCCCATGACATTCTCTCTTTGAGGCGTCTCAATAGATAAGGGGTAAGTTCCATTAGAGTACCAACTGGTATATATCTGTAATCAATACCTATATTTTTGCCCAATCCTAAAAGTTGTGCCGTCACGTATTGTTCCTTGTCAAATCTTTTTGCGTATATGAGAGATTTTTCGTTGTGCGTCGCTAACATTGTGTGGGCGTTTGGGCACGTGAGTGAATATGTCATACCTTGTGAGTATTGTCTATCTACACTCGATTTCTTATCAAGTAAACCGGGTTGTCTTTTTAGATACGCACCTCTCACGAGTTTTAAACCTAATTTAAATCCATCCAAATGTGCATTTTCTATATCTCTCAATAATTCTGTAACTCCAAATTTGCGATACATTTGATATGTTTTATATACGTTAACTTCGTATTTCGTGTTATGTTCGGCCATCATGGTATAACATATGTCTGGATACAAGACATCTTCGGCATCTATACATATCTTTACACCTCTAGATTTGGCGTGTTTTATGATAGAGTGTGCGTAATCTCTGGCTTCCAATTCATTTTCCCTCGAACCAAAGCTTGTAAGTTTTATGGCACACATTGAACCTATTGGAACCGATGTGATCAGTCTCTTCGTCGTCTCTGCTATTTCATAAGCTTCCGATAATCTACAATTCTCTTTCGCGTAATCGACTATTACCTTCTCACCTCTTCTGTGTATAAGTTCCATCACTCGTGGAAACTCTTTGAATGTTGCCGCATATCTAAGCATACTTTATTTAAGATATTTTTCATCTAGGTCATTCTTCATATCGTCTATCCCCTTATAGTATCGTCTGAGGTCTTTCATGAACCGCTTATTCTTTTCGAGACATTCGCAATCCAGTTTATTAAGGTATATCCAAGCTAAATTTGATTTTGAGTATCTTGTTTCCTTTTGATTTTGATTTGGTCTTCTTGGAATGACCTTTTTCTTTACGGTCTTCTTGAGTGGTTCCGTGCGCTTCGTGAAACTGATGGCTTGCATTACCGTGTCCGCGAGATCATCCTTTTTCTTTGATTCTTTAAATATAGGTAACCAATGTTCATTTATAGGATTATCATTCAAAAACGCTTCACAACGTTCGATTGATACTTTTTTACGTTTAAGATACTGTGCTTTACCCGGTCCGCACACATCCGGGATTTTAAACTTTGCGTCATAAATAATAGTTTCGGATTTAGGCGCTTTTATTACAAAATACGCATGTAAGAAATTTTCTACCATTTTCATCTTCTTATTGCGGTCCGGTTGCTTTTCTATGAGAATCGTATCGGTGTCCAATACCCATGGTTTTTCATCGAGATGGTTTCGCATAGACACGAATAATCCATCTTTTGACTCAGGTGGAACACCTGATACATCCCAGTTCATTACCAAATTACATGAATCATCTAAACGACATATAGCTAAGTTACGTATGCCTACGTCTATGCTCACTATCATTCATTTAAAGAAAAATTATTTCTTTATATATTATAATGAAGAACGCGAACATAAACACAGTCCTTTTGATTGTGTCCATCGTCGCATTGGCCGTGTGGCTCGGATCCATCAGGATGCGAGAAAACCTTAAGGGTGATTCCAAGGCGATTGCTTATGTGAGAGATGCTGACCCAAAGAAGTATATTAACCCATACATAGTGTATGGTATGGCTAAAGAAGTCAGCGATGACGAAGAGAAGCTCGCCAGAATTATCCCACTTGCGGAGGCGAACAAGCGCGATGCCCTCATCAAACACCTCGAATCTTTGTAAATGTATTTTTGTTTTTAGTGGTCACAGTACACCACAGAGAACAAAAATGTAATTTAGCGTTTCATACCTGGCAACGCACCAGGCATCTTCATACCTCTCATATTCATGTTTTTCATTTTAGATTGACCCGCTGGAGACAGACCCATGACTAGCATGGCGATTACCAGCATACAGCATAATCCAGCGGCGGCTATTATTGCGTATTTCATTGGTCCGGTCACCGCACCGATAATACCCGTCGCGGCATTACCGACCGAGTCAACGACTTCGGCGGCACCCCCAGCCTTAGATTTCGCTTCCGCGTCAATTTTGGCTATGGTATCTTGGACGACTGAATTCTTCGATATGGCCGTAAGAAGGTTCTTTGTGACCGCTTGCGCCGCGAGATCAGCGGATATGTTTTGTCTGAACGACAATTGCTCGCCATCCAGGCAGATGGTTTCACCTATCTCGATGTTTCCTTCTTGAACGTTTACGGCTTTGTTAATGGTCTCCTTGAGGGTATTCGTTTCCATTTGGGTCTCAACTATCGTTTGAATTTCAGTATTAATCTTTTGGTTTACATTTTGTTTATCACCGAATTGAAGATTACCCATTTGTGTTTGTTTGTCCAATGCCGCACCAGCGCCCGCCTGTAGGCTACTCACGAGATCATTCGCCACGTTTTGAAAACTATTTGTTATCTGCTCTGTCGTTGCCATGAAAGTTGAATTAATGGTCTGATCTGTCTCTATGTTACACCCAACGTTTCTTCCTATTTTAAGATTTAGGACCTGTTCATTTCGCATTTCATTTTGGGTATAGCTTTCGTTATTGGTCACAGACTCATACAATATGTCATTCACCATGGACATATTCATCTCCTGGTTTATAGTGGAACTTCCACCACCTCCCATGTTTGTGGTTTACTGAGAAAAAAATAACACTTAAAGACAATCACATAGTCCTAAACTATGTGGTGTTGGTGGTGCTGTCATCCATTTGAAGGTGAGATACTTAAATTACCATATAAATATGACGAACTAAGGAATAAATTTCATACATGCGGTGGTTTTTGTTCGTGGAGTTGCATGAAGCGGTATGCCATAGACAAGTATGGTATTACGAGAGGTGGTATCATATGTAGTAACATAATCATCATGCGCAAAAAATTGTACAACAAACTTGGATCTATCACGATCGCGCCACTGAGAGAACAATTAGATGTGTTTGGTGGCGACCTTACCATAGAAGAATTTAGAAGCAATAGCATCGTAGACAAAGAGAAACCTAAGGAGATAAACTCCAAACCCCTGGAAGACCGAGTTATACCGATTATTTCAAACACGAAAAAGATGGATGAAATAAACAGTTCTACCGGTAAAAATGAGACTTTGAAACTCAAACGAGAAAAGCCTCTAAAGAGAAATGAGAACAATCTTGAGTCAGCACTCGGACTCATCATTAAGCCCAAATCGTAAAAGACGGCGCTGTTTATTCGTTGGTTTTGACTTGGGTATATGACTAGAATGTAAACTATCTATCCATCTATCCCCATCATAGGCTCTCCAACGCAACCCATGTTTTTCTATCACCTTTCTACACAAAACACA